GGACAGGGCTGGCGCCTATGAAGTGCTCAATGCGATGGCAGCAGCCTTCCGAGGCATGTTGTATTTTAGTGAAGGTACAATTGTTGCCATTCAAGACAAGCCAAAGCAAATTAGCAAAATCTTTTCTCCTGCCAATGTCATCCAGCAAACTGATGACAGCGGAGAAATGAGCGAGCCGCCTTTTTCTTACGAAGGCACAGCAAGAAAAGCCAGGAAGACGGTGGCGTTGGTTTCATGGAATGATGCCTCTGATAACTACAAGGCCAAGGTTGAATACGTTGAGGACAGGGAAGGCATTGATCGCTATGGCTACAGGGAAACAGAAATCAGAGCTTTCGGTGCGACAAGTCAAGGACAAGCTCAAAGAATTGGAAAATGGACGCTGTTGAGCGATCAACTAGAAACGGAAATCATCACCTTCAAAACGGCCACCGAAGGCTTCTTCGTTCTGCCAGGAGAAGTTATTGGCGTTGCCGATCCAGCTAAAGGAGGAAAGCGCTTTGGAGGCAGAATTCTTGGTGCCACCACCACTTCCCTCTCCATTGATTCTTCTTTTACCATTGCTTCTGGCAATTCGTATCAGGCCAGTGTGATGCTGCCCAATGGCGTTGCCCAGACGCGCACTGTCACCAATGCCGCAGGGACTACAGACACGCTGACAGTCTCTCCAGCGCTGTCTGACACGCCTGTCACTGGAGCACCATGGGTGTTGCAAGAAAACAGCGATGGAGTGAGGAAGTTTAGGGTGGTGTCTGTAACTGAAGATGATGGAGTGGTGACAGTATTGGGCGCCTTGTACGACGAAAGCAAATTTATTCTTACTGATACCAGCACTATTTTGGGTCTCACTCGCACTTCCATTGCTGGCCCTCAAGTGGTGCCAGCGGTGGCTAGAGGCAGCATCATCTTGGAGGTGCCTTCCTAATGTCTTACAACGAAGCAAGGTGGGACTTCCCGCAGTATTCCGCCTATTCCATTCTCAACGCAGCGGTGAATCCAGCGGTCTGCTGGAATCCCCCGCAGAACAATCCCTTCATCGCGTTGTTTGAAGTGGATTTTTTGGACACGGCGGATAATCAATGGATCAGAATTGGCACAACGGCGTCCAACTATATTCGGTTCCCTTCAAACGTTTACGTGACCAACAGTTCATATAGAATTAGAATTGCTACCATTGGCATTAACGGTAGACGCTCGCCATACGCTTACAGCACCGTGGTGTTAGCTAGCCCGTTAGTGTTTGACTTTACCGCCAGTCAAGACGTGCGCTTTTCAGACGGTACAATTGTTCCAAACCAGCGCCTTCTTTTCCTGATTCTTTGATATGGCAAATCTTTACGGACTTGATGCCATTGGCAATGCCGCCTACGTGAAAGCCACTGGAGCTGGAGGCAATTCCGATCCTTACGTGGTGCAGAATGATTTGTTCAACGCTGCGTTGAAGAGTGCTCAAATCACTAATTCTGCTAGTGCTGATGTGATTGCTGCCGTGGCAAGCAATAAATTGCGCGTCCTCTCCATGGTCATCACTGCATCGGCAGCTTGCACTGTCAAGTTGCAAAGTGGAGGAACCACTGACCGAACGCCTCCCTTCCATATTCCTGCAAACGGCAATATCACCATCTCCAATCCATTGGGCCTTTTTGAAAGCGTTAGCGGGGAGAAAATCAATGCAGTGCTGACTGGTGCTGCCACTTATTCTGTGTTTCTTTCCTATCGGGAAGTGGCGGCATGAGTACATTTATTGCCACTTCAATTATTCCCCGCATTGACATTAGCGTAATAAGTAGAGATTATTTTGATGGTCTTAGCTTGCTTTTGCAAGACGAAGATGGCCTGCCGATTGACCTAACTAACGCGCAAGTATGTGCCTCAATTTGGAAAAAAAATACAGACAATTCTGTTTCCTTGATTTCTACTCTGAATTCTGAAAGACAAGAGCCCCTTGATGCAGGCAAAGTACGGCTTTGGCTCACCTCTCAGCAAACTGCTGCACTTTGGGATTCTTATGCTGGTTCAACTTCGGCGGGAGGAACATTCTTCCCTTCTGTGTATGGTTCGGAGCCACCATCCTCTCCACTGGTTTGGGATGTGCGAATTGAAAGCCAAGAATATTTGGCAGGTTTGATTTCAGCGAGCGGAGGAACTTTTGTCTCACAAATTAACCATACGCTTGCATCGTCAGAAAGAACTATTTTTCGCAATACTAGTCAGTCAAGCATTAACTACAATGGCACAAGCGCTCGTATTTATAGTGGGCTTACCAACATTTCGTACCAAGCTCCATATTCTTTCACTGTTCCAACTTTGTCGGGCATTACAGACGCCGCAATAGGTGGCAGTGTTTATAGACTAAAGCAGGATACAGTGCTGGCGGGCAATGTTTATGTCGGCCAAACTTTTTCAAATTGTTTTCCCTAGGGCACCATGGCTGATCTTAAAGAAGGCGTAGCAGTTGTAACGGTAGGACGCACTGCTCCTATTCCTCCAGGCCCTCAGCCTGCTGCTAGTAGCCTGCCAGTGGTCATTGCTGCAGACCAAGAAGCCGTTCCAGTGGCCATCCAAAACCAGCAGATCAGCGAGGTCAGCTTAAGCTTGCTGGGCATTCCCCGTGCAGAAGTGGCCTTAGGCTTGTTTGCCGATGTTACTACATACGATGTCAACCCCAACGAGTGGGCGTCAGAAGGGATCGGCACTGTCACTCACTTGCCCTCCGAAAGCGCAGCAGAAGTTAGCCTGGGATCTGCCATTACTAACAACTATGAAATTCTTGGCAGCAAGCGTTTCTTTCGCTATCAGCCGGGACGTGTAAGCGCAGCCACATTTGGTGTTAGGACTAGCACTAGTTCCACTTCGACAGACATTAAGAAGTTTGGTGCATTTGATAAAAGAGACGGCTACTATGTTGAGGTGCAAGGAGGTGGTCAAACTAGCACGGCAGACAAAGAATTCAATTTTTACTGCGTTAGGCGCACCAGCGCCATGGAAAGCAACGAGCCTGGCATTCGGACTGAAAACTTAGTAGATGGAGATAGAGGGGTCGCTGGTCGAGATTTGGTAATTGTGCGGGCTGGCTTAACTTATATTCATGCGGCGCTATTCGATTTAAGCCTTCGCGGTGCGGGCAATAATATTGGACTCAATGCTTCTTCTGATGGCAATACGACTGTTGCGGCGTCTTATTTGACCGTCCCTAATGAGTACCGCTACACCTATGAATACCGCGTGCCGCGCAAGTATTTCAGTCATGACCGCCTTGATGGATTAAGCAGGACGCAATATTATTCCGATAGAACTCCGGGGAATTCTAGCTTTACGCTTTCCGTGGGCGGTAGCACTACTTTTCCCATTGTTAATTATTTGAACGGCACTGTAGTGACCGACGAAAATGATGATCCCGTTTCACGCAATAGCGTTTGGGATGTTGATTTTTCAAAGGTGACAATGTTTAAGGTTGAATATAGCTGGTATGGTGCCGTGGGCGGGCATTTTCTTGCCTACGTGCCAGACGCCACTTCGCCAGGCGAGGCCCGGTGGGTGAGGATGCACCACATTAGGGCGTCCAATCAACTAACAAGTCCCAGCCTTGCAAATCCGACCCTTCCCATCACTTATTTGGTTCAAAAAAGTGATAGCACCAATGTCAACTCTATATATAAATATGGCGCATCTTACTATATCGACGGTGGCGACAAAGGAACGGTTGTGGCCCGGTCCCAAAGCAATGTTAGCGACAGAAGTGTTGCCACTACGGGGACAATGCTTTTGGCCCTGCGCACTAAAAGTACTGTTAATGACATTCGCAATAGGATGCAAGTTTACCCCACTCGACTTGGAATTGGGACTGACGCTCGCGCTGTGGTGACATTAATCAAAAATCCCACGGTCGTATCTGGCACCCCATCATTTACATCTGTTGCTACACTCAGCCCCATTGAAACCACTCTAAGCACTGGAATTACGACGATCAGTGGCGGCGTTACTGTTGCTACTTTTTTTGTTGGCAATGGCGGTTCTGACCTTGATCTTTCTCCATATTTTGCATACAACAAGGACTATTTGTCATATCCATTGACGGCAACTCAAGGCGATAGCTTATATGTGTTTGCGCGAGCCGCTTCTGGTTCAACTTCCATGAGTGGCAGCCTTACATGGGAAGAGCAAGTGTAAGGGGAAAACATTGTGTCCTATCAAGACAATCTTGAAAATTGCTATCAAATTCCTGAAAATGCAAGTCCCGCTGGCTTTGTTGAAGTTGAAGCGGAATTGGTGGATTTTGCCACTGGACAAACATTAATTGATGCCAACTCCGAAGAAGCATTAACTTCCGCAACAACGGAAACGCTTGTACTATCTGCTGATACTGATTGCACTCCAGTTATTATTACAAACGAGGCGACATCCCCGGTGGGCGTCGAACCGATTAACAGAACATCTAGCGAAGTTTCCGTGAGTCTTCTTGGTATTCCCAGAAGCGAAGTCGCAAAGGTGCTGTTTGATATTGTAAATATTTATGGCGCAAACCCAAAAGAATTCGTCTTTGGGCCACTATATGCCAACTACAAATACGCTTTTGACCCGGTTGATTACACCTTTGAAGGAGATTTTGGGTATTATTGGCGACACTTGCCAGCCGAAAGCGCCATTCAAGCCTATGTGTATCCCCGGCCCCGAAGCTTTGCTTTTCCAAGTGATGACGGATCAGGGCGCTTCCCTGGAAATTATGACGATGGAACCATGACTGCATTCGTGCAGAGCACACGAGCATTTCGCTATCAACCAGGCCGTGTAACGGGTTTCACGATGGGCGTAAGAATGTCCACGCAAAGTAACTACGAAGACGAAGTGATTCAATGGGGATGCAGAAACGACTACGGTGATGGCTATTATTTTCAACTAGAGCGCGGCACTGATTTATATATTATCCGCACGTCTCCTGGTCTTGGCACTTTAAAAGTAGCAAGGTCCGATTGGAATGGTGATAAACTTTTGGTTGGAGAAGGTCGCACTGGATGGGGACTTGATCCCTCCAAGGTTACCATGTACAAGATTGAATTCAGTTGGTA